TTTTATCACAGCACTAAGTAAAGCTGAACCTGATGTTATCCTAGATGGTATCAAAGCTTACGCAGATAGTATTAAAGATTTTTGTAATCAGGATATGAAGTTTGTTCCACATGCTAGAACGTGGTTAAGACAAGAACGGTGGACAAATGAAATAGAATTAGCAACAGTTAATATTCAAGACAAAGTTTTGCAGGAGATGATGAATGAGAAATGAAGAATTAAAAGAAATGTTTCTATCAATGATAGGACGTTTAAATGCGCCTAGAGCAATTACAAACAATAGTGAGGGTATGAAAAGAGAAGCTGAGATACTTACAAATGTTATTATCAAGAACGCTCCCACAAGAGGCTACAAGGATTGGTTTAATGATTTCGAAGAGGCACTGCTAGGAAATTTAGAAACTAGAACATGGCCGACAATCAAAGAAATGCACAGGGCAGCAAAGCAAATATCAATAAGGCGTCCTGAGTTTCGTGATTTAACAGGCGATAACAAATATACTCCTGATCCATTTAAAATAAATGCAGCAAGAATAAAACGTGGCGAACCAGTAGATGAGCATTATATAAATGGAACTGAAGCGCAGAAGCTTTTAAACAAGGGGTTAGTTACTGAGGCAGATATACAACCTTACAAAGAAGCGTTGACAGCTATTCATAATTATTAAAAGATGGTACAATGTTACTCAGGGCGTGTTATCAACCTCCCTGAGATACGCCTAAACTGCCCTTCGAAGCGTTTCCTTTTTCCAAAAAACTTCGGGGGGCTTTTTTTTCTAATCTTTTTAGGTTATATTATATGAAGTATAGACGCACCCTGTAAGGACGGACATATGAGTACAAAACAAGAACAAATATCTAAAGTAGAAGGATCTGGTAGAAAAAAGGGAACAGGTAATAAAGTTCCAAAGCTACTTAAAGATGCTATATTAGAAGCTGCAGACAGGGCAGGGCAGAATATTGTCCTAGCAAGATACGATGATCCTGATAAAGCTGATCCTAGATTTGTAGAAGATGCTAAGAAGGAAGGTATGGTTTCTTACTTAGAATATCAGGCTATAGAAAACCCACAATCATTTATGTCTCTTATGGGTAAAGTATTACCGATGCAGGTCAAAGCAGAAATAGATGGTGGCTTAGAGCATGTGGTTAAATTAAAATGGAAGATGTAATAGAGATTGATTACAAACCGCGCAAACAAGCAAAAAAGTTTCACAATAGGACGGAGCGCTTTGCCATTATCGTTGCGCACAGAAGGTTTGGCAAAACAGTAGCAGCAATAAATGATTTAATTAGGTCATGTTTTTCAGTGGAGAAAGAAAACGTTAGAGTAGCGTACATTGCTCCATATCTTTCACAAGCAAAAGCTGTAGCTTGGGATTATGCACTAGAGTATACTCAAGACATTCCTAATAGAAAAATTAACAACAGCGAACTGAGGATAGACTTTAGCAATGGAAGCAGATTTCGCGTCTATGGCGCAGATAATTATAATGCTATGCGTGGTCTTTATTTTGACAGCATAGTTTGTGATGAGATGGCAGACTTTCCTGCTTCAGCTTGGCCTACAGTGTTGCGGCCTGCAATAGCTGATAGACATGGAAGCTGTACGTTTATCAGTACACCTAAAGGTAAAAATGAATTTTGGGAATTGTGGCATGATGCTCAAGACAATCCTAATTGGTTCACTGCAATGCACAAAGCTTCTCAAACCAACATACTAGACAAGGAAGAATTAAAAGAAGCTAAGCGCACAATGGGTGAGGATCGTTATGAACAAGAATTTGAATGTTCTTTTGAGGCAGCAATACAAGGCGCTTACTATGCTCAAGAAATGAAAGATGCCACAAATGAAAATAGGGTAACAAGTGTTCCTTATGATCCTGCTATGTCAGTAATTACTGCTTGGGATTTGGGAATAGGTGACAGCACATCTATTTGGTTTTGTCAGTTTCTAGGCGGTGGTGAAGTTAGAGTTATTGATTATTATGAAAATAGTGGCGTAGGTTTAGATCATTATGCAAAGGTTCTGCTTAACAAAGAATACCATTACGAACAACACATTCTGCCGCATGATGTACAGGTTAAAGAACTTGGCACAGGTAAAAGCAGGTTAGAAGTATTAGATGCTCTTGGCATACGAAACATAGAGATAGCGCCAAAGCTTGCAATAGAGGATGGCATACAGGCAGCAAGAACAATGATACCTAGATGTTATTTTGATGAAACTAAATGTAATCGTGGCATTGAAGCGTTACGTCAATATCGTAGAGATTTCGATGAAAAAAACAAAACATGGCGTGGTAGACCATTGCATGATTGGACTTCACATGGTGCTGACGCTTGGCGATATATGGCGGTAGGTTATCGTCCGTTACAAAGTTGGGGTGAACCCATAAGAAGGAATTTGCGTGGCATTGCATAATGTGTTAGTCTCAAATTAATTTTAGGAGATGCGCATGCCAAAACGTGGATTATATTCTAATATTCAAGCAAAACGTAAGCGTATAAAGGCGCAGAAAAAAGCAGGAAAAACGCCAGAGAGAATGAGAGCAAAAGGTGCAAAAGGCGCACCTACAGATAAAGCTTTTAAGCAATCGGCTAAAACTGCTAAGAAAACCACCAAAAAGAAAAGTAAAAAATAATGGCTAAAAGTGTTGCTCATTATTTTAGAGATGGCACAAAACATACAGGTGGTATGCACAAAATGCCTAATGGTCAGGTTCATTCTGGCAAGACGCATGGAAAAACAAGCAAAAGACTATATCATTTTAGTGAATTAAGTAGTACAGCAAAAAAGAAATCAAAAAGGAGATTATAATGTACCCGAAAAAGAAAAAAGGCGGTAAGAAGAAGTAAATGGCTTTTACGTTCAAAGATGGCAAGCTAACAAAAGTAGACGAAAAAGAACGTCAGGCTGCATATAGTCCATCCAGCCCACAATCTCAGGCTGTTCGTTCTGGTGGTGGGGGCAAAGGCTCTGGAAAAAATATGGAATTTAAAGATGGTAGCCCAAGCGATGATCAACGTAAAAGAATATTGGCAAGTCAAAATGATAAAAGTTATGGCTATTTTGATATGAATACAGGCAACTATGTTCCTTGGTATATCGACATTCAAGATGGTGGCGGCAAAAATACTTCTGGCGATACTTTTCAAGGGGCAGGTTTATACAGCGCAGCATTAAATTTAGCTAATGTCGCACCTTATGGTTACAACAGGCCAAGAACTTATGCGCAAGCAGGAATGGAAAACAGACCGTCAGGCGTTAGTGCGGCAGACATAGAATTTATGAATAATACGGTTGCTAATAACGAAATGCGTAATCCTCTTCAGCAAAACGTACAAGTAAATGAATTGCCGCCTTTAGATCCAAGTGATGCAAACAGGGCAAGATTTGACAGGACTAGATCGTTTCCAAATGTGAACAGCCCTTTATCTTCATCTCCCTTAAATAATCAACAGATAGAAGAAATGGTTAATCCGATTATACAAGGTTTGTTGCAGCAAGAACTTAGGCCAGAAATGGTAGATCCTATGCAAATGATGGCAATGTTGCGTGACCAAGAAATGAGGCGGCGTAATAAACCACCAACCTTATTAAGCTAACATGGCTAAGAAAAAAGACAGTCGTTTAGAACGTGCAGGGGTTAGCGGTTATAATAAACCAAAACGTACACCTAGTCACAAAACTAAATCACATGTCGTTGTTGCTAAAGAAGGTGACAAAGTTAAAACTATTAGGTTTGGTCAACAGGGCAAGACAGGCGATAAAAAAATGACTAAACGTGCTAAATCTTTTAAAGCAAGACATGCAAAGAATATTGCCAAGGGTAAAATGTCAGCAGCATTTTGGGCGAATAAAGTAAAATGGTAATGGGTCTATTAAATCGTTTAAAGGCTCCTGTGAAAAATCGCGGAGATGAAATCTTAGGTTTGCTTAACGCAGGTAAAGCTAATCAGGTTACAGATGAAATGCTTGAAATGGGTGATGATGTAGCCAATGCGCAGCTAAATATGTATTTGTCAGAAAACTATGATCTTCCTATGGACGCTGCAAGTCGCATGGATAGAGAAAAGGCAATGGGTTTTAACCCAAGGCTTCATGGCACACCAGACGATATTAGGGCGGTTGATCCTTCTAAGTTAGGGGTTAGGCAAAATCTTCTTGGCAAAGGATTTTATACATCAACAGATCCTAATAGAACTGATCGGTATATTGGTAGAGCTAACCAATATGAAACGCCAAGACCTTATGTGGAAGGTGGAAATCAAACGGTTTTGTCTGTTCGGTCAGATAATCCTTTTGATGCTTCACAGCGTACAGGCAAAGAAAATGCAGCAAAAATAGGAAAAGCTTTTGAAGGAGAGGGATCGGAATTTGATGTTGAGATAAAAAACGATGGTGATCAAGTTTTTATTAAACATAAAACAAATCCTAAAATGTCAGTGTATATTGATAGTTATCAAGACGGTATAGTTACTATTTCAAAGCTTAGAGAAACTTTTGGTAATGATAATCTTACAGAAATATTAGAAAATGCAGGATTTACAGGTGTAAGAGCGCCCGAAGCAAAAGGCAATATGACTGAAGTAAGTTACAATCCAGAAGATGTTAGGTCACGTTTTGCACGTTTTGACCCTAGATTATCGCATTTAAAAAACCTTATGGCGTCAGGCGCAGGCGGTTTATTAACCATACCTTTTATGGAGGAAGGTAAACGTGGCAACTGAGAATAGAAATATTTTTGGCGCTTTGGAGGATTATTTCACTAGGCAGCTAGATAGACGCTTTAACAAAGACAATAGGTTTGGTGATGTCGTAGAAGATTACGGTAACGAAATGCTTGATTTGTCTAAAACATTTGCAGGCAATGCAGGTGAAATTAGTTTCAGTGGTTTTCGCAATGCAGCGCCAGATATGTTTCGTCCTTACATACAAGCACCTGCTTATTTGTCAGATATGGCGGCTGCAGGATTGTTTGGTATTCTTGGCGCAGGAGAAAAAGGTATTGCTGCGTTAGCAGAAGGAATAGCAGGCGGCACTGAAAGCGAAGATAGATTGACTAGGGATATTCTGGGCGCGGCTGAAGTAGCAGGTGTTAGTCCTCAAGGCAGAATGGCAGGAATTTTAGCACCATATGCTCAATCATATATAAAAGCTAGATTACCAGATTATCAGTACGCAGGCAGATCATTGTTAGGTAGCGGTACGCTAGATGAAAGAATGGAAGGTGTCAGAGAAGCGTTTACAGAAACAGATATGCTTCCAAAGGCAATAGGGGCTGACGTTCCAAGAACATTTTATGGAAAAGGTGAAAGATCACCTGTCGCATCAGAAACAGATACAGGTTATTATTTGCAGGATGGAACATTTATACCTTATAGGCAGGCTGTAGAAAAATATAGTCCATCTGTCAGGGCTGCAGAAAATTTACCTCAGAAAAAGGGTAAATATGAAGATTTAAGAAAATGGATGGTTGATCCAAATAAGGGCGGTGCTAACTTAGACGAACTTCAGTGGACAGGCGCAGATGAATTTTTCGCAGGAAAAACAGTTACAAAAGATGAAATACGCAATTATTTAGATCAAAGAACGCCTATTATTGAAACAACATTTAAAGAAGCGGATGGCACAATCGGAACATCTTTTCCTTCGTCTAATGAAATGTTAGAAGAATATCTTGAATTTGCTCTACCAGATGAAGTGCAGTATTATAAGGATGAAGTTATACCAGAAATGGTAGCAGACGGTGACAACGTGCTTACTGCAGATGATCTTAATAATGCGATGTTAGCGTGGCAAGAAAGCAATTATAGTGATTCCATAAACCTTAGTGAACAACTTGGAACGCTGCGCAGACAGGAAGGAAGTGAGGCTCCTCTATATCCTGTTAGGGGTAAAGACTTAGCGGATATGGCCTCTGATATGGGTTATGATAGCACTACTGATATGCACAACGATTACTTCAAAGGTATGACTTACTTGAGGTTTGATGGGAACAATATGAAATGGGAAAAATATGCAGACGGTGACGAACTTGCAGAAACATTAGGTTTTGATGCTGAAGAAATGGCAAAAGACAGCTTGATGGAAATGGCTGAAAGTGAAGGTTTGTATAGTGATCCTGCATATTTTTATGAAACAATCCTTGGCAAAAGTGACGATTATTACGGTTCTGGTTTTAATGAGGGTGACACAGAATATTCTGAATACTTCCCTGCAGGCGGCAGACAATACTCAGAAAAAGTCTATTCTCTTAGCCCAGAAAGTCCTATTTACGAATACACACAAGGCTCAGGCAAATCTCCCACAGTAGACATGGAAAGCGCAGGTCACTTTTTGCAGGACGCTGATAACATTACCGCCCACGCACGAACAGCTTCATATGACAGGGCAGGATATACAGATAGCGTTTATCTTTTTGGTGAGGGTCAGTCAGATGTCGGGCAAGATATTCGTAAGCAAAAGAAAACAATATCACAGCGATTAAAAAATCTTTATGAGGGATATCCAATGCAATATCCAAAGGAAGATATACCACGCGAAGCTAGGCTTATCCAAAACGATTTGCGTATTCGAAGTGTTGATCAAATGTCGGCGCTAAATAAAGTTGAAGAAAAAAGCCAACAGTATAATGATGATTACAACATTAATTTACAAAAACAATATAATGAATTTAAAGAACAGTTCGAAAGAAGTGGTGACATAAGGGCAAATGTTTTTAGGGAAATAATGAACGGCGCACCATCAGACGCTTTTGATGATGTTCTTAAAAATGCCAACAAAATAGATACAAGAGTAAATGAAGAAAAAATAGAAGCAGAGTTTCGCAGGCTGTTTAGGGTCAGGGCAGAAGATATGATTGCACGAACTCCAATAAAAAATCTTAATGCACAAGATTTTAAACTACAGCCTAACAAAGAAAATTGGACTAAAATGCAGGATCAATTATTCGGATTTTACCAAGCTTATGCGCGTGATGTAACAAACCATGTAGACGGTAATCCTTATGCTCTAAAGCTTAATGATGATACTTTAGTTGCCCCTGCGGTAAGGTCAGGTGTTATGAATACAAATAATAATTTTTCTAGTGGTGGTGCAGAATTTTACATGAACAAATATATTAAGGAAAATTTAGAAGAACTTAAACCTACTATAAAAAAATATAAACTTAATCCAGATGATGATCAGACTGTTTTAGAAAAAATTGAAACAGCAAACTATCAAGATAACGCATCAAAAGAATATGATACAGTGCAGGCTATAAAACATCGTTTTAAAAAGACATTTTTGAAGAACAGAACTTTTACACCGTTCGATGGCAAAAAAATGACATTTATGGAGTTTGAAGATATGTCAACTAATTTAAACATGCCATCAATGTCAGAATACAACAAAAACCTATCAAGCGCTAGAATTAAGCTTGATGTAGACCAAGCTGATTTACAACGTACTGATGATTACAAAAAAGCTTTTCCTGATACAGCCGTAGAATATGGGGTAAACGAACCGCCTGATACCAATGTAAGTTACAAGAACTTACCGCCATTGACAGAAAAAACAAACAAATGGCTTGACATGACGCTGAAAAACAATCTGTACGATGCTATTCAAAGCGGTGATGAATGGTTTGCCTTACCAAATGCAGAGATGGTTTACAACAAAACAGGCGGTAAAGTAAGAGGTCACGAAGGTTTTTATGAAGGAATTGCGCCTATAAGGTTAGAGAAAATTATTAAAAAGATAGATAAAAACGCAAAATTAGAAGAATTAACGATTGATACTGAATTAGATCCAAAATTAAGAAACAGAGAACCAGTGCTAGGTGTTCGTCTTAGCCCTGAGTTTATTAAAAACGCTGCGAAAAAAGGTATTCCACAATTAGGTATCGTAGGGGGTGTTGGATTAATGGATTTTATGGTAAGAGACAATAAAGATGGTAGAAACGATAGTTTGCTTACCTATTAGGAGTGTAGAATGGCACTAACAACATATGATGAACT